AATATGGCAGAAGGCACTGCATTGTTGGCACGTATAAAATCACTGGCACTGATTAGATGATTTAAATACAAGCATGATCAACTTTGAACATGCTGAACAAATCCTTCCCACAGTGTGGCGATTGCCAGACTTTTTTGCGGACGTTAACTCTGTCCGCAACAGTTATCGCAGTCCCGAACAATCGTGGAAAACACAATACCCGGGAAGATTGTTAACCCCTTGGGCAACCAATTCCACAATAGACTCAGTGTTGGCAGCATGTGTTGCCCCTATTACACAATTGACCGGGCATGCTGTGAAACCTCAAGTGGGATATGCCAGCTTGGATTTAAGCGGCAATAAGATTATGATGCATAGATTACACACTGATATACGATGTTTTCTACAGGTATGTATGGCACAAGAGACTGACTTAGACATGTCAAGTGTATTTTGTAGCAATGCAACGGTCAATTCAACACATCCAGTGGACTACGAAGATATTAGTTTTTTCCAACCTACTGAATTGATCCAAGTACCCTATAACCCAAATGATGCTTGGTTAATGTTAAATCATCCTTGTACATTTTTTGGCACAGGGGTTCCGGTTGCACCCAATGCGGTGCGTGAAACATTATGCTTTCACTTTGCGGCGGTACTGAACACAAGCACTTAGTCGGGTTCCGGTCATGTTTTTGGCATGATGAATCTTGTTGTTATTTAAATTGATATAACCGGTGTTTGGTATAAAAGGTGTGCCGACCCTGTTAAACTCTCCAAATGTGCGATGATCTGAAAAATCTTTTGGAGTATCACCATAACAAAACTCAGTGCCGTATACCTCACCGTGCGACCATAAAAACATTTGATAGGTGACAAACAGCAACGGATCATCCACATGATACGGGCAATGCCATCCGGATAGATCCAACCAAACTTTGCTTTCGGCCGGCACCAACTGATGCCCAACTATGCGTTCTATCTCGGGCAGCATGTCGATGCTCATTTGTTTCAACCGAGTTACAGTGGGCGAGTCGGGCACCAATTGCAGTCGAAATTCCAAGCAATCGTGTGGTCTATGCCAAGACTCGTTGTAACTAACGTGTAGTTTGCCAAAATGATCAAAGGTTTCAGGACCAAAACAATTGGTTACTGACCACAGCTGGTCAGCAATAGGGGTTACTTCACTCATGGTATCGTAAATGTGGTGTTGTGTCATAGTATGTGTATTTACATCCACAAATAATAATTTTAGATTTTATCTGTAGATTTTATCTGTTCCGTCTGAGCAAGAAAAGGTAAAATTTATGTCGTTTGCTATTGCTCTGCTAAATAAATTCGTATACAATACAACTTGTATGCACAGGCAACATACAATCTAAGTAATTTAGATAGGCATTTAACATAGGCAACTTTAGGAGAATATACTATGGCATCATTAGCAGACATCAGAGCACGACTACAGGCAGCAGACAGTACCAAAGGCGGACAAGCCGGCGGAGGCGATAAAGCAATTTATCCGCATTGGAATATGGATGAGGGTAGTTCAGCACTACTTCGATTCTTACCCGACGGTAATACAAAAAATACATTTTTCTGGCAAGAACGAGCAATGATTCGTTTGCCCTTCAACGGCGTCAAGGGAGAAATGGACTCAAAACAAGTCATGGTACAAGTACCTTGTGTTGAGATGTGGAACGAGATTTGTCCAATATTGGCCGAAGTTCGCACCTGGTTCAAGGACAAAAGTCTCGAAGACATGGGTCGTAAGTATTGGAAAAAACGCAGTTATATATTCCAAGGATTTGTACGAGAAAACCCAATGGGTGACGACAAGCCACCAGAGAATCCAATTCGTCGATTCATCATTGGCCCACAGTTGTTCACGTTGATCAAGGCTGCCTTGATGGATCCAGAACTGGAAGAATTGCCAACAGACATGTTGCGTGGCCTGGACTTCCGCATTGCCAAAACACAAAAAGGTGGCTTTGCAGACTACAACTCTAGTAAATGGGCACGTAAGGAAACTGCACTGACCGAAACGGAACAGGCAGCAGTCACAGCACACGGATTGTTTGACCTGGGTACATTCTTGCCCAAGCATCCAACAGACGTGGAGTTAAAAGTTATCAAAGAGATGTTTGAAGCAAGTGTGGATGGTAAATCATATGACACAGAACGCTGGGGTCAATACTTCCGTCCTGCTGGAGTTAACGCACCGGCTGGCAGCGTCATCTCCAGTGACGACGATACCCCGGCAGCAAAGTCAGTTGTAGCAAGCAAGCCATCTCCAGCATCCTCATTTGAAGATGATGTTGCTACTGCCGAGGCAGCAATTGGTGCAAGCAAGCCTGCTGGACAGAATGCACAGGATATTCTGGCTTTGATTAGATCTCGACAAAAGCAGTAATGCTAGTTTTATGCTACCATACTGGTGCATTAGGATATACAGTGTCGGCATTGTTCGACTGTTGTACGAAGGAAGGGAAACAAAATTTCCCTTCCTTTGTACCTGATAAGAATTTACATCATTATAAAACTAAGTCAACATTGTATCAGATTATACATCCTGATATAAATGTCAAAAGAGAACAACTTAGTAATGTAGTTGTAAGTTCCACCTCACACAGTATAACAGGCAGATTGCTTATATTGCTTATGGGATTAGAAAAACACACCAACGCTCGTCCAGAATTTAATAATCCAAGTATATACAAGCAAACTGGAAAAACTTTTGGAGAACAGCTAGAAATCTTGTCGTTAACTCTAAAAGACAAAGTAATCAACAACAGCGAGTGGTTTATGGATACAGACTATCAGTTAGATATTATGAATTTTTGGCATAACACTAATGAGATAGAAATATTTTTAGTCAAGTGTGGATTTACTCCAATGTTTAATCGAGTTGAAGAATTCTGCAAGTTAGTTATAGACACAAACTCAAAATACTTTGACGCAATACAAAAATGTGTTACACTAGCACAAGATGTGATAAACAACAAGCACTATAGCATAAATTTAACATTTTACGAAACAGCAATGTGTCACATGTTGTTGCTACAGCAAACTGGAAGATCGCACATTGATATTAAATTGTTAAATCAACAGCCGACTAGTACTGCTGACTTTATTGAAATTTTTAAGGATTAATCATGGGAAAACCATTTGACGTAAGCAAATTCCGCAAGGAAATTACAAAAAGCATCGAAGGCCTGAGTATTGGATTTAACGATCCAACAGACTGGATCAGCACAGGCAACTATGCCCTGAACTATCTGATCTCAGGAGACTTTAATCGTGGTGTGCCATTGGGCAAAGTCACAGTGTTTGCCGGAGAATCAGGTGCCGGCAAAAGCTACATCTGTTCCGGCAACATCATTAAGAACGCACAACAACAAGGCATCTATGTGGTGCTAATTGACAGTGAAAATGCACTAGATGAAAAGTGGTTGCATGATCTTGGCGTGGATACTAACGATAGCAAATTGTTAAAACTGTCAATGGCCATGATTGATGATGTGGCAAAGACCATCAGCACATTCATGAGCGACTACAAAGCATTGGCAAATGGTGAACGACCAAAAGTATTGTTTGTGATTGATAGCTTGGGTATGTTACTCACCCCAACCGACGTAAATCAGTTTGATGCCGGCGATATGAAAGGTGACATGGGTCGTAAACCCAAAGCACTTACTGCATTAGTTCGCAACTGTGTCAATATGTTTGGCAGCTACAACGTGGGGTTGGTGTGTACCAATCACACTTACGCTAGTCAAGACATGTTTGACCCTGATGACAAGATTTCAGGTGGGCAAGGGTTTGTTTATGCAAGCTCAATTGTTGTTGCGATGAAAAAACTCAAGCTCAAAGAAGATGAAGATGGCAACAAGATAACCGATGTCATGGGCATACGTGCCGCATGTAAGGTGATGAAAACTCGGTATGCCAAACCATTTGAAGGTGTGCAAGTTAAAATTCCTTACGAAACAGGAATGAGTCCTTACTCCGGACTAACCGACTTGATTGAAAAGAAAGCCATGCTCAAGAAAGAAGGCAACAGCTTGGTATTCACCACAAGTGACGGAGAGATCATCAAGAAGTTTCGCAAGGCTTGGGAACGCAATGACGACAGTTGTCTAGATATTGTAATGAAAGATTTTGATCATCAGAAGTCAGAGGTAAGTATCGCTGAAGGAGAATCTGAATGAGTGAACTGGTAGCAAGTGAAATTTGGTCTGAACTCAAACGTTATGTAAACACCGTGGATCGGGCAGAAGCTGCTGAAACTATTGTGGCAATTTTGATTGACCATGATTCAACAGTGGACAATATAAAAGATGCATTCAAAGGTGATGTTGATATCAAACGGGCATTAACAACCTATCTAGACAATGACAAAAGCTATGAGGACGAGGAAGAAGAGGACGAGGACGAGGAAGAAGATTATAACGAAGAAAACTGGGAAAATTAATGTGGTACAGTCGGGTTGTTGCCAATCTCGCTGCGATTCCTGATTTTATAGCACACTACGAGCGCGAGCTTGATGATGCAAAAAAAGACTGCAGGATTGGCGGCGTTGTAGAAAAAAACATCACTGCATTACCCGGGCTAACTGAGCATAGATTCAATCAATTGCAAGAAATTGAAGCCATACTTAACCATCTCAATATTCAGTTGCGTAAAATACGTAGAAAACATTTTCAAAAATATCTAGAAGCATATGCTCGCGCATTGACATCAAGAGATGCAGAAAAGTATGTGGATGGTGAAGACGAAGTGATTGATTATGAAACAATAATTAACGAGGTAGCATACTTGCGTAATCGTTGGTTGGGAATCATGAAAGGGCTGGATTCAAAACAATGGATGGCAGGCCACATAGTTAGACTACGTGCAGCTGGGATGGAAGATATTCAGGTGTAAAATATACGCCTATAAATATTGACATGAAAATTGTCATTGTAACCGGGGGATACGATCCCCTACATTCTGGACACTTGGCCTACTTCAGAGCAGCCAAAAAACTTGGTGATAGACTTATTGTAGGACTCAATTCTGACGAGTGGCTTGCTCGTAAAAAAGGTCGGCCATTCATGCCCATGAGTGAACGATTTGCCCTGGTATCGTGTTTGAACATGGTTGACGAAGTTATCACATATAAAGATGCCGACGGGTCAAGTTGTGATGCTATTCGACTGGTAAAGACCAAGTACCCCAACTCAGAAATTGTATTTGCTAATGGCGGTGACCGCACACGTGATAATATCCCAGAAATGATATTTGACGATGTGGAGTTTGTGTTTGGTGTTGGCGGCCAAGATAAAAAAAACTCGTCCAGCTGGATATTAGAGGAATGGAACAAGCCTCGTACTCCTCGCACCTGGGGAAACTATCGTGTGCTACATGAGGTTGGTACCAACACTAAACTCAAAGAACTCACGGTGAATCCCAAAACTTGTCTTAGTATGCAACGGCATGACCAACGAGCCGAATTTTGGTTTGTGGCCGAGGGTAGTGCTACTGTATACACCTTGGATGAGAAATCCACAGACGAGGACATCAAGTGCTCGTTAACTGTACACGAACATTGTTGGATTGCTATAAACGAATGGCACCAATTGTGTAATGAGACTGATCAACCGTTAAAGATAATTGAAATTCAATACGGGGCGTCATGTGACGAACTTGATATAGAAAGAATAAAATGAAAGCAGGCAAAATTTGGGGCCAAACAGAATTACTAGAAGCCAATGGTGTATTAGAATTTCATCGTATACAGGCAACTGCCGGCGGTGTATGCTCAAAACATAAACATGAATTCAAATGGAATGGATTTTTTGTTGAATCTGGCCAAATGATTATTCGTGTATGGAAAGGCAACTATGATCTAATAGATGAAACAGTTCTAACTGCAGGACAATACACCAAAGTGGCACCTGGAGAATTTCATCAGTTTGAAGCAGTGGAAGATACTGTGGCATTTGAATTATACTGGGCCGAATTTGACCACAACGATATTGAACGTGAGACTGTGGGAAAACTTAGAGGTTCAGAATGACTTTTAAAGTTTTTATTGGGTGGGATAGTAGAGAACAAGACGCTGCAGAAGTTTGTCGATATAGTATACTTAAACACACCTCGGAGCCAGTTGAAATACATTTTCTTAAACTGAAAGAATTACAAGCACAAGATGGCCTGTATACTCGAGAGTCCGATCCAGACAGCTCTACCGAATTTACATTTTCACGATTTTTAGTCCCATATCTTTGCAATTATACAGGCACAGCATTGTTTGTTGACTGTGACTTTTTGTTCACTCATGACATTGCAGAGTTATTTGACTTGGCCACTGACGAACATGCAGTGCATGTGGTACAACATAATTATGTTCCGCCTAACACAATAAAAATGGATGGACAAACACAGCATCAGTACCCAAGAAAAAACTGGAGCAGCCTCATGTTGTTTAACTGCGCTCATCCAGATTGTGCGGTATTAACACGAGATATAGTTAACACCCAAACTGGAAAATATCTACATAGATTTGAGTGGACTGACAAAATTGGCAATCTCAATAGAACGTGGAACTGGCTGGTCAACTGGTATCACGAGCCAGTTGACGGCAAACCCAAAGCCATACACTATACCGAAGGTGGCCCATGGTTTCCTGCTCACGAACATACAGAATATGGGGCCAATTGGGTTAATGTGTATAATGAATATAAAGATGTCGACCCTGCACCCGTCATTGATTGTGTTCCACCCGACTTGCAAAAAATATTTGATAATCTTCTCAATTATCGTGTGGATCCTGCTGGCACGGTGTATGGAATTACTTTACCAATTCTAACACAACAACTTGCCGCGCTGCCGGTCAACAACATAGTATCCATAAACAGCGATGTCAACTACGAAAGAAAAGGTCACATGTACGATCCCATACTACAAAGTTTTGTGCAAGGAGCCGGCGGCCAACTCAGCAACTGGGCCAAAGAAGAATTTAATACAACGCCAGTTGTGTTGCGTGGCATTACCAAACGTAAACACATGGAAGCCTGTAAAACTGCTGGCCGAGATTTTTACTATATGGATACTGGATATTTTGGCAATAATATAAAAAGAAAAATATACCATAGAATAACACGCAACGATATGCAATGGTTTGGCCCAGTTATAAATCGTCCAGCGGATAGATTTATTCAAACCGGCGTAAGTATAAAAAAAATGAGAAGAGGTACTAATATTCTCATTGCACCGCCCAGTCAAAAACTGTTAAACAACTATGATATCATTTTGGAAGATTGGTTGGCCAACGTACAAGCAGAAATACGAGCGCACACCGACCGACCTGTTGTGATTCGTACCAAACAAGGTCGTACAGCCAGACTTGTTGATGATACAATGGAGATGGCACTGGATCGAGATGTGTATTGTTTAGTTACGTTTAGTAGTATTGCAGCTGGAGAAGCCTTGCTGCTAGGCAAGCCTGCAATCACACTAGGACCAAACGCAGCCGGGCCGTTATGCAGTCACAGCATTAGTGCAATTGAAAATCTACGTATCCCTTCATTGGATGAAGTTGCAGCCTGGGCACACCACTTGTCCTACTGTCAGTTTACTGAACTAGAAATGCGTGATGGCACAGCATGGCGTATACTCAATGACCGTTGATGTAGTTGTATACATCAGTAGCGTGGCAAACCCTCGAAAGCATTCTAGGAAAATTGCATGCTTAGAAAGTTTTGCCGAGGGAGTTACTAAAACAGGGCACCGCGTTCACGTTGAACGGGATTTTAAATATCGCCCGGGACGATTGGCCGTGATGTTGGGGTGGGCAACAACAAATACTGGTGGACCAAACATTGTATTACGAAAACAAATCATTGCCGAGCAACAACGATGCAACTTCAAGACCATGTGTATTGATGCTAGTTGTTGGAAATATCTTGATGACTCGGGCACTTACTTACGATACAGTCTAGGTGGGCCGTTTTATGATCGTGCAGAATACGCAAACAAATACAGTGGTCCAGAAAAGTGGCAAGAAATAAGTCGACAATTATCCTTACAACTGAAGCCACCCAGCGTTAACAATGGACACGTACTGATATGTATGCAACGTGACGGAGGATTTTCAATGAAGTCGTTAAATCCTATCGAATGGCTGGATACAAAAATAAAAGAGATAAGACTGCATACCACACGAGCAATTGTTATTCGGCCACATCCAAATGCTTATGAAATGCAGAACTTTAACAAATATGCATTATCACAGTATAGAAAACAATGGAATGTATCTGTTATAGATCCCAAACATAGTAAACTAACTGACAATCTAGTAGGAGCACACTCTGTGGTGCTGTTTAATAGTTCAGCAAGTGTGGCAGCAGTGTGTGCTGGTATACCTTTATTTGCTGATGATTCAAGTTGCGTAAGTTGGGCAGTGGCAAATAAAAATGTGTCTAACATTGAATCACCAATGATATTTGATCGACAGCAGTGGATTCAAGACTTGGCCGCCGCTCACTGGAGTGACGAAGACGCCCGGACAGGCAAAATATATCAAAAGTTTTTGCCTTACTTGACCTGACGTTTTACCACAACAACATCATAGTTATGGCCTTTGACATTGGGCCATTTTGATGTTTTATCTACCACTTGTATATTTTCCCACACAATATCAACATCCATAATACTTTGTATTTTGTTACGCCACCACTCTGGTAATTCGACTATAAGATGTGCATTGCGTCCGTCGGGCAACTGTTTTTTTGCTGGATAACAGGCAATTCTAAAAAAGCCACAACGTTGCATTTTTTCATTGATAATGCGTAATGTAGTATCAAGGTACTTGGGCTCAATGTGTTCTATAGCATCTGTACTGATCACAGTGTCTGTTGGATGTTTTGGCAAATGCTGAAAGTTTGGATTGCCGGGATCGTATCCGGTAACCTCAATTTCGGGATGTAGTTCTTTGATTGTGGCAATTAGTCCTCCATGCCCGCACCCAAAGTCTAACACACTGGTAGGCTGATATTTTTCAATAAAGTCTTTGACAAGTGGATAGGATGTATGTCCGTTACCAAACTTGCCTGCTTGATGCAAATATTCAAGTTGGGCTTTGTAATCTTTATCTAGTAGTGTCATTGTTCATCCAGGTAGGGTTATAGGGTTTATCTCGAAACCACCAGTGCAAGTCTGAACCTTGCCAGTTTCTAAAAAATTCTCTGTACCAATCTTGACTGCGATCAACAGAAAAGTATTGTTTGTTATATATTTGTTTTTTGGCCTTAGGCTGTTGAACATGCATGCCTATAAAACAAGCTCGTCCGGCCAGATTCATTAATCTTTGTTTGACCCATTCTAAATCATCATCGGGTATATAGGGTAACACTTGATTGCAAATGACTAAATTATATTTTTGGTCGGCCGGCTCGCTGGAAAATTCTGTAACACACGGGTCGTATTGAACCACACTATCAACATTAAGATAGTTAATAAATTTCATAGGCGTAGTGTCGGGCCAAAATGCTGTAGTTTCTGCCCATTGCTGGCCTTTGCCACATCCATAATCAAGTACAGTCTTACAGTTATAATGTTGTGCCACATCTCGAATTTGTCGATGGTATGAAAATGTGTCTTTCCCGTCCCAACTTTTGTTTTGTTGCTGAAACACTGCACCTAGTTTGACTGATTGTTCATAATATGCACTTACCATCCCATAATCCAGTCATCTTTAATTTGATCTAGCTTGATCATGCCCCAGTCTTCCAACAGGCCAATGGCAGCAAACTGACCATAGTTTTTGGCATACATGTCATGCGGTTTTTGTTCTATTACAACAACAGGACGGCAACGTTTTATGGTTTGTATTGCACCTTGCAGCACACGATATTCAAATCCTTCGCAGTCTATTTTGATGTAGTCGACGTTTTGTAAATTCAAGCTGTCTAGTCTAACAATAGTAGTATTGCCACCTGCACTTGACGGATCAACATGCGTGTGTCCTGTATTGCCTTCGGTAATGATCATATTGACCATACCATCCTGATCGCCCAGTGCAATTGATTGCACAGTTAGATTTGATGCAGTAACATTGCGGTGTAAACACTCTCTAAACATCTCAACCGGTTCAAATGCAATCACTTGTTCAAAGTGTTTGACCAAGTCTCGACTCCATAACCCCACGTTAGCACCAATATCTAGTGCTATTCTTTTGTTATTAACCCGTTGTAGACTACGCAATCGCACAGGTTGTTGATATTCTGGCAAACCACCTTTGCTGATGTTTTTGGCCAGCATTTGTGGAAAATGTTTTTCAATGTCTGGAAAGTACCATCCATAGTGTTCACGCATGATATGTGTCCTGTAATATTCGCAATGCTGTGCCATTTGCCAATTCTTGATTGGAAAATTGACAATATGCAAGATGTGACAACCATGCTTCTATACGATCTCTATCAGGATACCATGGTGATTCAATCTTGGACAGGTCCGTATTGCACACCGGCAATGCAGCATTGCATGGGGCCAGTACAAAGGCCGGAACTCCGGCCATGATACTTTCTGTTGCTGCAATTGAGTTAAAGGTCACCAGGGCATGTGCATCTTCCAATGCTGATTGCATGTTGTTGGTTATACGAGTTTGTCTATTGGGATTTCGTTGTCTTATCTCTATGGGTCTATCAGAGTGCTGCTTGATAGTTGCCACTGTGGTACTCAGCCAATCATCCAGATTGATATCGTAGAACACACATGGTTTCTCGTCGGGCGCAGCAATTAGTATTTTGTGACCATTCTTTTTTGGTGCAACTGGGGACATGCCCAGTTTCCACCACCGATCAGTAGGCCGGTTGATTATTGAGTTGTGTTGCAAATTATTTGGTACAATTCTGTGCCATACTTTATCTCCACGTGGATTTTTAACATATTTCTGATTGCCAAGATATCCTGAATCTATATACCAGAAATCACGGTTATCTTGCCAACATTGCTTGATAATTTTGTGCTTCATAATGCCACGCACAACCAACGGAGCATTGCTGTCTTGATAACGCCATGTTTCCAGTGTAGTAGGGACGGCACCACATCCGCGAGCAAACATTTCAATGTATTCGTCAGAATTTTTTTTGTTAAGAAATATCCAGTTCATTGCCAATATGCTTCTGTTCTTGGAACTTTGAGATCAACACGTTTACTGCGACCGAGATCTTTTCTTGCACCTTTGAGATGATCCAACCATGCTCCCCATTCGCTGTTGATCAATGGATGACCTTCGCCAGCAATCAAATGCCCTGACCAATCTAATTCTTTCAACGGCAAATGTTTTTTTACTGCGTCAAACACAAAACTATCATGCCATTCATCCAGGGTAAAAATACCATTTTCGGCATCATCGTATGCCTGTTGGAATTTGCTTAAAAATAATCGAGTGGCAGAACTGGTTAGATTCATTGCATATAATCCGCATTCTGTATATTTGTGTCCTCGACCCAGGAAACAAAGATCCATTCTGTCAGGGCACAATTTCTCTATATTGTTTATATCAATGGGACTATGACATATGGTATCTGCATCCATCCAAATTAACCACTGTGTTTGTGCATTTTTTGCACAGTGGAAAATAGCATAAACCTTGTGTGCAAAACGCACAGCGTCCCATTTAAATCCTTTACCGGCATCTTTCCGGCGACTGCGAACTGGGTCGTTGCTCACATTACCGTTGGCTTTTGGCACTCCCCGCCATTGAGTCTTGAATGCAACTAATTCTGAACTTGCTGTGGCTAAATCATACACAGATAAATTGGTTGCTGATTCCAAAACCTCACATGCTTCTGCATATACTATCAGTTGAACCGTGCTAGGCCAGGTTTGCAAAAAGGTTTGAATCATTCGCTGCCCATATTTTTCATAGCCATCAGCGTTAAAAGTGGTACATACAGAGTATTTCATGTGAGATATTTAGTGATTAAAAACATAGCCTATTATCCTTTGCAATGTGCTCTAAACAGCAGGCCGCCCATGTTAGCCATGCTATCTGCATTGCGGTCCAATGGGATTGCCACGCAAGAATGTAGTATGGATTCTAATGCAGTATTATTATGGTCGTCACTGTGGTTTGGCCGTATGGCAGCAAATCAACCAATATATCAACATTACCGGAATTTAGGCAAGCCAGTGATATTTGTTGATATTGGCGCACTCAATCGCGGTGTAACCTGGAAAGTAGCTGTCAACAGTATCAATGCCACAGGGTATTACGGGCATGAAACAAATTTAGATTGGGACCGACCAGCAAAATTACAACTGAAATTATCAACGCCCACAAATGCAAAATCACATGTGGTAATTGCAGCTCAGCACACACGCAGTGAACAAGTGAGCGGAATTCAGTTAGAAACTTGGATAACAGAACAAATTCGATCTATTAGGAATCATACAGATAGGCCCATACATATACGTCCACATCCACGATGTCAATTGAACACTGGTAGTTTTAAACAAGTCACCATCAATAACCCTGTGGCTCTTCGGGGCACGTATGATAGTTTTGATTTGCCATTGGATTGTCATGCAATTGTAAATTATAACTCTGGGCCCGGGATACAAGCGGCCATAGCAGGTTGCCGACCTGTGGTAGATCAATCCAGTCTGGCATATCCAGTTGCAGTAAATATAGCAGACATTGATTGTGCGTATGTGGTTGATAGAAAGCAATGGTTGGTTGAAACAAGCCATACCGAATACACAGTAGAAGAATTACAACAAGGATTATGGCTAAAAAGATTAGAACCAGCACTGGCATAATAGACTGTGCCTGTGTGATACACAGCACTGGATATGATTGGACCTATGTGGAACGATTGTACAACATGCTTACCAGGAATTTGCCCAATGGCATACGGTTCCATGTGTACACCGAACACGATCGTAGTGTGCCACCTCACTTGATCAAACACATATTACAAGATTGGCCAGGTATAAGTGGTCCCAAACGATCGTGGTGGCACAAATTGCAATTGTTCAATCCCGAGCATCATGCAGGCAACCTGCTGTATTTTGATCTAGATACTGTGATTGTGCGAGATGTCAGTTGGATTACTCAATTGGATTCTAGTTATTTGTGGGGTATCAAAGATTTTAGATATTTGCAAAATCCCGTGAGATCTTCCATCAACTCCAGTGTCATGTGGTGGAATGTGACAAAATTTGCCACAGTATGGGATGATTTTAAAAACACAGACGTTGCCATGACCACACGTCGGTATCCGGGTGACCAGGATTATTTGTCAGCACAAGTGGGACACAACAAGATTCGATATCTTGACCAGGATCAAATAAAAAGCTGGCGCTGGCAATGCATGGAAGGAGGCTATGATTTTCAGCGTAGAAAGCACCGGGAACCAGGCACCCCAGCACAGATTACAGGCGATACTTCTATAATAGTGTTTCACGGTACTCCCAAGCCCCATACAATTAAGGATAACTTGGTAAAAGAAAATTGGAAATAACCGGTTGACCGGTAACTGTAAGTATGTTATACTGACTTCATAGTTAGAACACAGGAGAATTGTATGAAGAAAACTGCAATAATTGCTCTGATTGCGATCAGTGCTGCCGGTACCTCCCATGCTTGGGGTCCAGCCGAACAGGCTGGACTGGCAGGGTTATTTCTTGGAGCAATAATTGGGCACCAAGTTAAATCCAATTCTGAACAACAGCCCAATGTTGTGTATCAGCAACAGCCAAACGTTGTGTATCAACAACAGCCTAATGTTGTGTATCAGCAACAGCCCAATGTTGTGTATCAACAACAGCAGCCCGTTGTGATTTATCAGCGTCGTCATGCACCTCATATGGATCGTTTGCCACGCGGATGGTGTGGTGTGTTGGGGCAAGATCAATACGGAAACAGGGTGTCAATTCCTTGCAATTGAGCAAAAAGTGTGGTAAAAACACCACATATTTCAGGTTGACTGTCAATGCACAATTTGCTATAATAGAAGCTTAGTAAGTAATTTAATCCGCACAAAAAGGAGCCAACCATGAGTGCCATTCGTATTAACAAAGGTGAGTATCGTAACAAACCCGTTCACGGTACCACATTTTCTTTGGTGTCGGGCTTTGCTTCCGGCGTCAAGGGCAATTATGTAACCGTAAAAAACAACGGTATTTTTCCCAACTGTCCGGATACAATTCGTATCAAGGTAGATAATATCAGCGACATTGAATATGTAAATGGAGACACAGTGCCAGCCAAGACACTAGCATTCACTAAACCTGCACCTGTGGTGGCAGTAGAAACCGACGAACAAGCCATGGATCGTATCCGTGAGCGGTTTGATATTTTAACTGAAATGACCAAAGCCACAGTGAGTGGTGACATTCGTGCAATGATTGTGAGCGGCCCCCCGGGCGTGGGCAAGAGCTTTGGTGTAGAACGAGAAATTGACAAGGCTTGTTTGTTTGACAAACTGGCCGGCAAACGGTTAAAAGCCGAGGTAGTCAAAGGCAGTGCCACCCCAATTGGACTATATCAAGTGTTGTACAAGTTCTCAGACGAGAACTCTGTGGTGGTGTTTGATGACTGTGACAGCATCTTGTTAGATGACGTTGCTCTTAACTTGCTCAAGGGTGCCTTGGACTCCGGCAAGAAACGAAAAATTTCATGGTTGTCAGAATCCAGTGCTTTGCGTCGTGAAGGCATCCCGGACAGTTTTGAATTCAAAGGTAGTGTGATTTTTATCACCAACTTGAAGTTTGACAAAATGAAATCGCAGAAATTGCGGGATCACTTGGATGCCTTGCAATCACGTTGTCATTATCTAGATTTGACATTGGATACCATGCGTGACAAGTTGTTGCGGATCAAACAAATTGCCAGCGATGGCGTGTTGTTTGCAGACTATGATTTTGAGCCTGCCACATGCGACGACATTATTGACTTTATGCATACTAACAAAGATCGTTTGCGTGAAGTTAGTTTGCGTATGGCATTGAAGATTGCCGATTTACGGCAAATGAGCATGACCAATTGGAAACGGCTGGCCGAAACCACTTGCATGAAGAGTGCCTGATATGTACAAAATTTATGATGGTGAGTTGTTTTTGTTTGCTGTGGCAACCAAATACGAGGCCGACGAACATCGAGCATTGGGATTTCGAGTTGTAAGAGCATAGATAAGTCAGTTTCTTTTTTCCCGGGCATTGGTTGGCTCCGGCCCGGGCTTTATGACAGGTACCCTTAAAAAGGTGCCTGTCTTTTTGACTTTTTGTGGCAATAAGTATATACTATTATTATGCCTCAACACATGCTGATCCGTTTTGGCCTAAACGGAGATTTAACCCTCAAATTTCAAATACGTGATACACCTGTAGCAGAATTATGGGTTGAGCGTATGCAAGCCCGCAGACATTACCCATTGGATCATCCAGACAGATTTTACGGGTTTGGCACCCTTGAGCAAGAACAACTTCGCGCAGTTGAGTACATCCAACAATGTATTAGAACAATCAACTCACACGAATCTCTTGTACAAAGACCGTTTGAGTACACACAGGACTGCCTCAATTACTTGCACAACATATTTGAACAACACCACGGACTGCTAGATCAACAAAACAGTGATTATTGGCTTCGTGCCCCGGAGTCGGTCAGAAAAGCACTGGCTGATTTAAACTTGGCCGTGCATAGATGTGAAAGCGTGTGGTCTGGTACCAATCCAAGATTTGTTTGCACCTGGTATGGCATGCCTAAAACACAACAACTATCTTTGGAATTGCAAGATCGACATACTGCCAGTCAAGTTGAGTTTGGCACTGTGTATCTAAACTATTGTGAAATTGGAAAAACTGTTGAGGATTTGGCCAACGATAACGATAAGTACATAAGTGATAATGCGTTTCGACCATTTAGTCATTACAGCGCCGACTTTAATGTACAATTTCGAGATCGAGATCTTACAATCAAGTATGATAAAATTCAAAAGTATATTGACCAGCATTGTGACTTTTTCGTTGCTCGCGGCATCACAACCGTGTATAATACACAAGCAAGACCCATAAGATTACCAGTTGCAGATTTAGTTTACAACAGCAACCAAGAACAAATATTATTCCAAATTGCACAACGGCAATGGGTACAACAAGTGACAATAGAATGAAAAGATGCACCATACAAATTCGAGATGAAGTAAACATCAAGCTAGAGGGCATAGATTTGGATGTGCGTAAGGCCTTGGTCAATGCATTCAAGTATGATATACCATATGCACGATATTTGCCGGCAGTGAGACTGGGGCGGTGGGATGGTAAAGTCAGTTACTTTCAGCTGGGCGGTAGCACATACACCAATCTGTTGCCAGAAATCATACCCATCTTAGAACGCTACAATTACGATATTGAACTGGATGATCAAAGAGAATACTCTACTACATTTGAATTTACACAGGTAACACAAGATACATTTGCTGACAAGACCTGGCCATCTAATCATCCACAAGCAGGGCAACCCATCAAGTTACGTGATTACCAAGTTGAGATTGTCAACAATTTTTTAGGCAATCCTCAATGTATACAAGAAGTAGCAACAGGTGCAGGCAAAACAATCATGACTGCTGCACTCAGTTGGTCAGTTGGGCAATATGGGCGAAGTATTGTAATTGTTCCTAACAAGAGTCTTGTCACACAAACTGAAAAGGATTACATCAACCTTGAACTTGATGTTGGGGTTTACTTTGGCGACCGAAAAGAATTTGGAAAACAACATACCATTTGCACCTGGCAAAGTTTAAATGTGTTACTTAAGAATACTAAATTGGGAGTAGGTGATTGCACAATTCAAGACTTTATTCAAGATGTAGTGTGTGTGATGGTGGATGAAGTACATATGGCCAAAGCAGATGCATTAAAGACTCTGCTGACTGGTGTGATGGCGAGAGTGCCAATTCGGTGGGGATTGACTGGGACAATACCAAAAGAGAAGTTTGAAAGCCAGAGTTTGTTGGTCAGTCTAGGTCCTGTTATAAGCAAATTAGCAGCCAGTGAACTTCAGGATCGAGGCGTGTTGGCACAGTGTCATGTGAACATTGTGCAGTTGGTGGATCATGTGGAATATCGAGACTATCAAAGTGAACTTAAATATTTGTTAGAAGAGTCCGGCAGATTAGATACCATGTCCGAACTCATCCGCAAGGTTAACGAAACTGGTAACACCCTTGTGTTGGTTGACCGGACTGAGTGTGGTAGACAATTGGTAGAACGACTGGGTGATAAATCTGTGTTTGTATCGGGTGCCACCAAGGGTAAAGAAAGACAAGAACATTATGACCAAGTGGCCGATGCAACAGATAAAATCATTGTGGCAACTTATGGTGTGGCTGCTGTGGGTATTAACATTCCCCGTATTTTTAATTTGGTGCTTATTGAACCAGGCAAGAGCTTTGTTAGAGTCATTCAGTCGATTGGCCGTGGTATACGCAAAGCAGAAGATAAAGATCACGTGCAAATCTGGGATATTACTAGCACTTGTAAATTTGCCCGACGGCATCTTACTAAACGCAAGGTGTTTTATCGTGAAGCAAATTATCCGTTTACCCAAGAAAAATTAGAATGGATGAAAATTAAATAATGGTTGACTTTGTTACATAAACATTGTATTATACAACTATGCGAATACTGACACTAGACAACCAACACTACGACTTGAATCAATTGCCCGATGAGGTGGACGATTTAAGATTTTCAATATTGGACAACTCTAATCCTGCTGATCCGGACTACTATTTTATCCCATTAATCTTCTTGGAAAATTTTAACAGCCCTGCCTTGGTACTGCGAATTGGTGACGCCACTATTAAAATGCCCATGGATTGGCAGGTATTAATTGGAGAACCCGAAGTAGGTGACCTAGAAGTCTTACCATTAACATCAATTAATGATCGCGGATTTAAAGTATTTCAATTCAACCCACTCAGCAGTTTTAGACCCAGCTTTCCCGACATTGAAATTTTAGACGTGTATCACGAGGTATCGTGGTATGCCCCAAAACTCAAGAATGGCCAGATGCTTGCAGTTCCAATTACCAATGGATCAAAACCTGATTGTGTTTATTTTGTCAAAGACATCAGTCGCAACTGCGAGATAGTTGACTACAACAAAGCGTGGTGATATGGGATCACTAACACCGGACGCAACTTACATATACGAGCGTAATGAAAGCACAGTTTACGCTAGAGAAATAGGTGCTCACCCCAGCACACGAAAAGAAATTGGATGGGATTTTGAACCATTACACCATCACATGATGGATGACAAACTGTGGGGTGAAATTAGAAGAGCCGCCCGGACAAACCCCACTTTACAAGATGCACTGGATCATGCTATAATGTTATATAAATTAACAAAACATGAGTGACCGACTACACATCATCAACGAGATGCGACAACTGGATCGCAAGAACAGACGGTTTTACGACGAGCTCACACCCGACGAACGAAAACAGTTTTCTTTGTTTCCAATGATACGTTGGATGTCAGATGTGGACGGTAGTCGAGACTTGAAAGAGTTTTATGTGATATCTACCAACCAACGTTTTAACAAACACTTTTTTGATCTGCATAAACATCCCAAACTACAATGGTTATTGGCCACCACAGTAAGTCCAAACATGGGCACACCAAGACATAACTGGATTGGCCTTAAAAAGAAAGAACCCGGTGTCGGCAGTATTAAAAAGCAATTGACAGAGTTATTCCCGCATTATAAAACTGACGAAATTGATCTGTTGGCATCAATGACTACAAAGAAAGAACTTGATCAATACATCAAGCAACATGGCTGAGACTCTGGGTAAATTTGTCTGTGAGTTTTGCAAAAAAGAGTTTGCACGTGAAAACAGCATTGCAGTTCACATGTGCGAGCCCAAGCGCCGACGAATGGAACAGAGTGAACGTGGTGTGCAGTTGGGCTTTCAAGCATACATTAAATTCTTTGAACTACAACATGGATCTGCAAAACTCAAAACGTTTGAAGACTTTTGTAACTCGTCTTACTATCGAGCATTTGTAAAGTTTGGACGCTATTGTGTAAACACACGAGTTATCAATCCTGCACAGTTCATGATATGGTTGCTAAAGAACAACAAAAAGATAGACCGCTGGTGCAGTGATTCTATCTATACCGAATACCTGTTGTTTTATTTGCAAGCAGAAGCAGTGGCTGATGCATTGTCTCGGGCCGTTGAGTACAGCATCGATTGGAGTGAAAAAACCACACACCCGGCACACGATTGTTTGCGTTACGGTAACTCTAATGCATTGTGTCATGCAGTGACCACTGGAAAGATTAGTCCCTGGGTGATTTATAATTCAGCATCAGGACAGGAATTTTTAACCAATTTAGACACAGCACAAATAACCATGGTATGGCCATACATCAACAGTGATGTGTGGACCAAACGATTTGCTAACTATTCATCAGATCAAGAATATGCCAAAGAGATATTAAAACAGGCGGGTTGGTAATGACTAAAAAATTAGTCGGCATTGGAGATAGTTTGGAATTTCCGTTAATCTATTGTAATGGTGATAGTTATAGTGATGAAAATTATCATGCAATTCTAAAAGGTCAAACTTACTCGCATGTGGTCAACAACCATTTTAATGGATATGTAATTAACAGAGCAATTTCGGGCAGTTGTAACAGACGTATAATTAGAACATCAGTTCATGACCTGATTCAGCAACGACAAGTCAATCCCACACAAAAAATAATTGCACTGATTGGCCTCTCGTTTGAGTTGCGTTCTGAATTATGGGAAGAGAATACAGTAGCAAAGCATGAACAAGAATCACAGTTTTGTACTCATATCTTCACAAAAACAAACAACTGGCGGGACCTACTACTTAAAGGAGTAGATATTTTAGATAAAACAAACCAGTTCAGGGCAGATAAAGCGTTCTTTGACAAATACAGTCAAGGTCGCGCATATTATTATAGTCCGCATGCCGAACGAGCTAACTTGCTATGTGATTGCGTAATGTTCCAATCACTGATGAAAATTTTGGACATTGAATTTTTAATGTTCCAATCTCCAAAAGCAGAAAAATTAGAATCTGAGTATCTTGTTGATTTTTTTAAATCTCAACTTGATACTCGCAACTTTTTTGATTTTGAGAATTTTGGATTTGTTGATTGGTGCCATCAACAAGGATTTGTGCCATTGGATTTTTTAGATTGTCCAGAGATTGGACATCCACACGCTATTGCACATCGGGCGTTTGCTGAACAAATTCTTATACCGCATTTTGAAAGATTAAAACAGTCGGGGTGGTAACATAAAAACTATTGAACTTGATTATTTTACAATTGGCAACAACCAACCATTGACCGTGATTGCTGGACCGTGTCAAATTGAAGACTTAGCTCATGCCGTGGCTATGGCCTCAGAAGTAAAACGCATTTGCAACGACTTAAATGTTCAATTCATTTACAAAAGTAGTTTTGACAAAGCAAATAGAACCAGTATAAGCACCACCCGTGGTGTGGGTATGGAACAAGGATTGGAAATTTTAAAAACAGTTAGTTCCAAAATTGGTGTCCCTACAATCACAGACATACACGAATCATCGCAGGCCGGTGTTGTGGCCCAATCAGTTGACCTACTACAAATTCCGGCATTTTTATGCAGACAAACTGATTTGCTGTTGGCTGCCGGGGCCACTGGCCGGCCTATCAATGTTAAAAAAGGTCAATTTTTAGCACCATGGGATATGAAAAATGTTGCAGAAAAAATTGCATCAACTGGCAATCACAATATCATGCTGTGTGAAAGAGGTCATAGTCACGGATACAATGATCTTGTGGTGGACATGCGCAGTTTACCTATCATGGCAAGTACTGGTTATCCTGTGGTGTTTGACTGCACTCATAGTGTTCAACAGCCCGGCAAGCTGGGTGACAAGTCTGGGGGAGACAGAACCATGGTGCCTTTTCTAGCTCGGGCCGCAGCGGCCACTGGATGTTTGAGTGCAGTTTTTATTGAAACTCACGAGAATCCCGACACAGCCCCCAGTGATGGTCCAAACATGATCCCATTGAAACAACTGAGAGGACTGATAGGTCAGTTGAATTTCATTCACAATAATGTTAGAAACTTTGTATGAGTGCTGATATTGATATTGACTTTGCCAATCGCGAACATATACTGAAACTGATTGAGTATACACCTGCACGACAAAGCAACGGAAAAAAACATAATTCAGGTGTGTATGTCACAGACATTCCACAAGATCCTGTCAATCAATGTGCTGCCATAGACTACGAACAAGCAGAGCAACGTGGCTATTTTAAAATAGACTTCTTGAACATGAGTGTGTATCAATTGGTCAAAAGCCCTGACCACTATCAAGAGATGTTGGCAGCTGCTCCGCCGTGGGATCGATTGTGGCAAGATAACACCTGGGCAAAGCAACTGGTACACATAGGCAACTATACTGACCTGTTAAAGAACATGCGTCCAAGCACCATACCACAAATGGCAGCTTTTATATCAATCATTAGACCAGGTAAATCACACTTACAAAACCAACCCTGGAAAGTTGTGTTTGACTCTGTATGGGACAGCGACGATAGCAAAGGCTATACGTTTAAAAAATCTCACAGTTTATCTTATGCAATGCTGGTGAAGTTGCACATGAACTTGCTCACTCAACCCGCCGTACCAGGGTGATTGATTTTCTCTTTGATTTTTTTCTAGTTATATCTAACAGGCTGCAAGTTGGCCCATGTAAAATTTCGAGATCTTTGTTTACAAATGTTCTTATGGTATAACGAAATTGCTCCCAGTCACCTCGTAAGAATATGTTTATAGGAATACTGCGATTTGACTCCCACCACCAGGTATTTGCCAATTCTAAAAATATCAGTTTGTCAGCTTGAGCTAAAACTCCGCCAAAGTCATAGATAGTTGTAACTATATCGTCTCTATTCTGCACTATGCCCACATACTCTGTGTTTGCATACACGCACAATGTGATAAACGGATACTTTTCCGTTAACTTGTCAAAGATATTATTGCCCATAAATATTGTTTATGTATTCCACTACATCATACTTATATCAGCAAATCACCAAGGTATTATTGATTGATACCAGCGGCGGATATTTCACAGCGAGGTACAACCCAGTGTACGCAAAACAACTAACAGTTAACAAGGGCGTGGATAACGTTCTTTTGTTTGAATTTATCAACCAGGAGGAAAAGCCGGTAAACATCACCGGCAGCACATTTGTGTTCCGAATGATCAGTCAAAATGGCGATACATTATTACTCAGCAAGGCAATGACCATTCTCAGTGCCACACTTGGGCGTGTTAAGGTGGTATTGTCAACAGAAGATACCATTGATATGATAGCACAACCGGCCAGCTATTCTATCCAACGATCAGCTGGAGACTATGTGCAGGCCGCATATACCGATGCAAACTCTGGCGCCAGAGCCGACTGTAATATTGTAGATAGCATACTACCGCAATTCCAGGACAGCACAAATCTATCAATCCCAACAATTTATGGACCAGCATCTTGGCCATCAACCCCTCCGGCAGGATGGCCAGATTGGGCGTTGAGCCCGCAACCACTAAACTATACCCATACTACTGAATTTTATTCCAGCAACATACCAACTCACGGCGCCAGCATGACCACCATTAAGATGGATCTCACACATTTTACAGGAACAATCAAAGCACAAGGTGCCGATGACTATGAAGCAGTTTGGTATAATGTTACAGAAAGCACACAATATATGGATGCAACAGAAACCATATATCTTAATGTAGTGGGATTCCATCCGTTGATTCGAGTTGCACTGAATCAAAGTCAAGGATGGGGAGCGCAAGCAACTGCACAAGTAACAGATGGAATAGTAACAGGAGTTACTGTGACTGATCCAGGAATGAATTATGTGGCCAATCCCAATGTGTTGATTGTGGGCAACGGTTCGGGCGCTCAGGCAGTTGCCCAACAATCTGGCGGGCTGGTCAATGGCATCACAGTCACTGATGGTGGAAATGGGTATCTGCCTATAACTTTTGGCAATACTACCATGGCCAGTGTGGTCATAAACAACGGAACTGTTACCAATTTGCTGTATCGTTGATTGCTTTTTGTCCAGCAATCTGTTATACTATACAGATGCTTGACATTGTCTCATACCTGCCCGCAAAAAGAAAACCCAGCCCTCAAGGTTGGTTAAGTTTCAATGCGGCATGTTGTGTCCATAATGGCAACAGCGCAGATCGACGTGGTCGTGGTGGTATCAAGGTAACCGAACAAGGATGGAGTTATCACTGTTTCAACTGTTCGTACACAGCCAGTTTTATACTAGGCCGTGCTGTGAGTTTCAAAGCTCGGCGATTGTTAGGGTGGATAGGTGTGCCGGACAATGAGATTGACCTGCTCAATCTTGAAAGCATGCGCCACCGTAGTATACACGGCATTCTACAAGATCGACAACGTGTGTTTAATACGCTTGGTAGTATAGAGTTCGAAGAGTCAGATGATTTCCCTCCGTTCTCAGAAGTGGTCACGCCGGAACATCCTGTATACTGGAATTACATTTGCAAACGAGGTGTACCCGAAGACTTTCCCGTAATGACATCAATCAAGACAGATGGTGTTCACTGGACTAGGCCGTTTGTGTTGGTTCCGTTTACCTATGACAACCGTGTTGTAGGTTGGACTGCTAGATTCTTGGATGATAAAATTCCCAAGTACATCAATCACTCACAACCGGGTTATGTGTTTGGCACAGATTTACAACACTCCAACTGGCAACATGTGCTTGTGATGGAAGGTATTTTTGATGCACTTTCAATTGGTGGACTTGCTGTGATGCATAATGCTGTTAGTGATAGTCAGGCAAGATTAATTCGCAGTCTCGGACGTGAGGTAACTGTGGTACCAGACCAAGATGTCGCAGGGGTAGCATTAATTGATCGTGCTGTGGAACTGGGGTGGGCAGTTAGCATACCTGAGTGGCCTGCGGGTTGCAAGGATGTGAATGATGCTGTGATAAAACTAGGACGACTAGGAGCCTTGCTAACTATCATGGCAGCAAGAGAAACCAGCCGAGTCAAAATAGAGATAAGGAAACGACAACTTGTCAAAAAAATATAATAGGCTTTGGGTGTTTGGCGACAGTTATAGCACACCAGATGTTTGTGTTTCCCCACAAGAAAGTTTTTGGGGGCTAACTGCTTCTATGTTGGGGGTTGGTACTGTTATTAACTGTAGCAGACCTAAAATAAGTTTTGACAGTGTGTGTCAAATGCTAATAGGTGAACAGCAAAGATACAACTTTAATCAAGACTTTTTTGTCATTGGCTTGCCGCCCTTGGAAAGAATTACTGTGTTTGACGATTACAAAGACACCGCACTAGTGAGTTCCGTATTTGATACAAAAACCTGGCAGGCACAGCACAGTAATGTCACAAGCCACCATGGATTGATAAATTTACAATACAAGGAACTTGATCGATTGTCAGTGTTGATCAGTGATCGTAGTTGGATTGAAACTCAAGTGCTACGACAGGTATTTTTAATAACTCAGTGGTTGGATTCTTGCGACGCTAACTACATTATTGTAAATCTCAGTAAAAATTTAGATCCAAACAATCACTGGGGACCAAGCCAATACATACTAGATTATTGTGTAAATCACAACAGATGTAAATTATTTGATGGCTCCATGTATGATGTCAACTTAGATATCAACCGGCCAGCAGACTATAATAATTTTGGATGGCACGGGCACCACGGACCTGCTGGCAACCAACATTTTTTTGAAACAAGCGTAAAGGACAAACTTTGTTAAAAGAATACGGACTTGACGTCCAACGACTATTTCTAGAGATGATGCTAGAAGATGCCACTGCCTATGTGCGTGTGTCCAATATATATAACCCGCAAAACTTTGACCGGAGTTTACGTGCCGCTGCAGAGTTCATTAAAGAACACAGTGACAAACACAAGACCATGCCAGACCGAGCACAGATTACAGCCACAACTGGCATTAAACTTGCATCAGTACCCGACTTGAATGACGGACACTTTGACTGGTTTATGGAAGAGTTTGAGGCATTTACCAGACGACAAGAAATTGAACGAGCTATTCTCAAAGCAGCAGATTTACTTGAAAAGAATTCAGAGTTTGACACCATAGAAAAATTGATCAAAGATGCTGTACAAATATCACTGACCAAGGACATGGGCACTGACTACTTTGCTGATCCAGCTGGCCGTATTAACAAATATTTCAATAGCGGTGGACAAGTTAGCACCGGATGGGGACAATTGGATCGACTGCTGTATGGCGGGTTCAGCCGAGGGGAACTAAACATCTTTGCCGGCGGATCGGGCTCGGGCAAGAGCTTGGTCATGATGAATATTGCACTGAACTGGTTGCAACAAGGACTATCAGGGGTATACATCACACTAGAACTTTCAGAAGAGCTCACAAGTTTGCGTACAGATGCCATGTTAACCAACATGAGTACCAAAGATATTCGCAAGGATATCGATACCACCGAACTCAAAGTTAAGTTAGTATCCAAGAAGGCCGGCAAATATAGAGTCAAGGGACTACCAGCACAGAGCAACATAAATGACATTCGTAGTTATTTAAAAGAAGTGCAAATACAAACAGGAATCAAGGTGGATTTTGTCATGGTTGATTATTTGGATTTGTTAATGCCAGTCAGCGCCAAAGTTAGCCCCAATGATTTGTTTGTGAAAGACAAGTATGTGAGTGAAGAATTGCGTAACCTGGCCAAAGAGCTGGGCATTTTAATGGTCACAGCAAGTCAGTTAAATCGCAGTGCTGTGGAAGAAATTGAATTTGATCACAGTCACATCAGTGGTGGTATTTCAAAGATCAACACAGCAGACAATGTGTTTGGTATTTTTACATCCAGAGCAATGAAAGAGCGTGGCAAATATCAAATTCAGTGTATGAAAAGTCGCAGTTCAACTGGTGTTGGGCAAAAGATTGACCTGGAATATAACATTGACACCATGCGTATTACCGACGAGGGCGGGGACGAGGGAACAGGTTATAACAAACCACAAAGTAGTATCATGGACACAATCAAAGCACGTAGCCAAGTCAAACCCGATGAAGGGCAAGAAACCGGCAATGTGTCCACCAAATGGGAACGAGCCACAGGAACGCCAGCTTGGGAACAACCCCCACAGGACACAGCAAAGGTCACAGCGGATGTTCAAAGTGCAAAACTCAAACAACTATTGGGTCAGATTAAACAATCATGATCACGGGTATTACTTCAGTTGATACCATAAATCTCAAACTGGTCAAGCAGTCACAGCCTTGATCACAACATATGCAATTACAATGGCCTGGCTCAATGAGCCAGATGTGATATTTCTTACATTGATACTGGCCGACCCGGCTGCACTTTGAGCATTTAACAAATATGAACCAGCGGTACCGCCTGATATGTGATTTAATACCAATACATCACCAGCAGCAATGGTGCTGTTGGTCAAGGTAAAACTAACAGTGGTGTCTGATGCAAGTGCAGCCGCATTCATGGTAACTTGCCCGCAATTGGCGTTTAATGTGACTGCTGTGGATTTGTTGGTGGCCTGCGTGACTGTGCCACCTGCTCCTGTGCTATATCCAATTGCGTTACCTGTGCCAGCAAGCAATGGTCGATTTAGGTCAAACATTGTGATTGAAAATCCGTTGGAGTTGGTCAAGAATGCAAATTCAAATGTACCTGGTTGTGCAAAGGTAATCACACTGCCCGAATATCCTTGTACCCCAATGGTACCTTGATTTACTGCTGCTGGTAAAGTAACAGTTCTAGCAGCAGTATCGATGATCAATTGTATTCTAATCAGTCCCACAGTTCCTGACACTGGAAAATTGCTAAAACTCAAACTTATATTGCCAGTGGTTGAAATGCTTTGATACAGCCCTGCACTGTAATTCACAGCAATAGAGCCAGACGTTGCAGTGATGTTTACTGCTGTGGCAGAAAAATCTCGTATGGTAGCAGCATAAATCAATGCATCATTCATGTTGTTGTCCAATGTGGTACCAATCAATGCAGCCTTTAAAACTACTTTGAGTTGTAAATCATTTATTTCGTCTTCTGCATAGCCAAAATTGTTTTGAATATTTGTGAAGTTATCTCGAAACCCTTGTGTGTTATTGGGTTGGCCGGCAACAGGATAGTTGGTCACAATGTCATTTGGATTGATTTGGCTGGTCATAATTGGTCCTTTAGTAAGCAGTAATAGATATTTATTAGAATATAAAATACACTAAATAATCCAAAGGTCTTGTACACAATGCAAAAGAAAACACGAAGTATACTTGAAGAATTGGACAGCATGTATGTTCAACGAGATTCTCGATTGGTACTTGAAAATCGTGCTAATAATCTCATACAAAGTGCCATACGAATACTGGAACAAATAGAAAAAGAATTTCCAGCTGAACAGGCTGAAAATCTCACACGTAAATTGTTAAATGCAATAAGATTAAAGGACTCAAGTAAGTTTTCAAGGTCCGTAAGGAAAACACATGCAGATATATGAAATAACTGGAAAAAAACTCACCAATGAGGGCATACTGGGAGGCCTTGCTAGTGGCATTGCAACAAGTGCTATTAAATCGGTATTGGGTCCTGGAGTGGATGCAGCATTCAAAGGCACACCGCTGAGCTCGGGGGAACGACAGGCTGCTGGTATGGCTCAGTCACAGGCGCTGATTGGACCCATGAGCACACAGGCTCAAAAAGTATGGAAACAAGAATTAAAAGACATGATTGCCATCGAGCCCGGGGCACTATCGGTGGCAGACTTAGATGCAACAAAGATTGATGTAGAACTGAGAAAATTGATCGATCAGTTAGCAAAAGTGGATACTAGAAAATTAATCAATGCAACCGAGGCCGATGACCCAGAAGGACAACAAGAGATACTTGCAAAGGACCTGGATGACGCCAGTGTAGAAATTATCAAGCAAAGTCAAATACCAGGCACACCTAACTTGTCAGCAGCATGGGATAAAATGGCTACATTGATTGTGCAGACACAAAGTGTCATGGCCAATGCTAAGAAGGACACTCAGATAACACCAGCTGTGATCAGCATTGGTCCGGACGGCAAACCGTTGTTTGATGGGCGGACGTACAATAAAAATGATCCAGCACATCGTTTGACAGTAAAGGCTTCGGGGCAAAATCCAGACACCTATGTGCCTGTGGTGGTAACTCCGTGACACACATGAAATATCTTACAACGTTATTTGAAGGTGGCAACGTATTCAAAGACAGTGCAGGAGTTCCGTTGACCAAACGCATCAATCAAGACAATGTGCCTGCCACAGTGGCCTGGCTGGAACAAGTCACAGGGCTGGATCTCAATGGGCCACCAGATCCAGCCACTGGATATCCGTCTAGGTGGCTGGGCTCAACTGGAAAAACTCCCACATCGGGCGACCTTGACCTTGTGGTAGATTCCAACGAGATTGCCAAGGCACAACTCAAGACCAAGTTAGATCAATTTATTTCCAGTCAGGGACAGGATCCTAAAGAATGGGTTCGATTGTCCGGCGAAGCAGTGCATTTTAAAACGCCCATTGCCGGACAAGCCAATCAGGGATTTGTGCAAACAGACTTCATGTTCATGTCTGACGTGGCCTGGGGAACATTTTGGTTAAGCAGCGGTCCAAGCAAGTACAAAGGCGTGTATCGTAATATATTAATGAGCTCAGTAGCAAAGGCTCTGGGACTCAAAGCAAGCGCCAAGGGCATAATTAGTCGAACGTCTGATCAGTTGTTGACACTAGACCCTGCCCAGGCTGCCAAGTTACTACTGGGACCCAAGGCAACTGTGGACACACTTTCCACTGTGGAAAACATCTATGCTGCAATGTCACAGGATCCTGATCGAGACGATAAATTAAAAGATTTCCGAGAATATCTAGCTCGTGAAGGCATGCAAGAACCCACCACTGTGGCTGAAAGTGATGTGAATTTTCTAGCACGACTGCGTGATCGTATTATCAATCGCGGATATGTTGCCCTGGTGGAAGCCGAGGAGGCCGGAGTTGGCGGCCGAGCCAAAGGCATTGAACATCTTGAAGATCTAGTGTTCCGTCGCGGCACACAAGGCATTGCTGATGCAATAGAAATTGTACAGCATGCTACTGAAAATCCACAAACCACCACAGCCAAATGGGATGGTAAGCCTGCTGTGATTTGGGGCCGCAAACCTGACACAGGCGAGTTTGTGTTAACAGACGGATCGGGATTTGAAGCCAAGGGATACGATGGTCTTGCCACAAGTCCACGCATGATGGCGCAGATACAAAGCACTCGCAGTGGTGATAGAACTGAGTTGATTCAGTTGTATGCCACACTATTTCCGGTGTTAGAAGCCACCTTGCCCACAAACTTCCGTGGTTATGTCAAGGGTGACTTGTTGTACATGAACACACCCCCAGAAATTGCCGGAAACTATGTGTTTCGCCCCAATACTGTTGAGTATAAAATTCCAGCTCGAAGTTCCTTGGGTCAACGCATAGGTAACAGCAATATGGGTATTGCGGTGCATTCAATGTATGCAGATGCTGGCGACGCCAGACAACCACTTGCTGGGGTAACATTTAATCCGGTACCAGGATTGATGTTAGAACGGCCGGCAACTCCCAAAGCATTGGCAGCAGAACCCACCAAAATCAAATCACTCAAGCAGTTGATTCGGTCTGATGGTGCCGGCATCAATACATTGTTTAATCCTGCTGAGTTAAAAGCACACAAGATTACAGACTTGGCCAAACTATGCGTGGACTATATAAACACCAAGGTAGGCACGCCATTAAACCCTGCTACGTTGTTACCAGAGTTTGGTGAGTGGTTAAAAACCAAAGTAACGGCACAGAAGTTTCGAAACATCATTGAATACTTGGAAAGTCCCACATCAAACACACCCGCACTGGCAGCTGCATTCACTGCATTTATACAATTGCATGATCTAAAGATGGATATCCTAAAGCAAGCGGATCTTGAGCATCCAGGACAAGAAGGCTGGGTCATGGCCACGCCAGCAGGTTATGCCAAAGCTGTAAATCGCTTTGATCCCAATGCATTTGCTGCTCAAAATCGGCAGAGAAATAATCCGCAGCCCACGTGATTTTTACCAAAAGGCTAAATAAGTGCAGGGTCAATGAACCCACTAACTTAAAGGAAATTTATCATGGCATTTTTAACACTCGTAAATGGTGACTCGCAACCGGTATTTGCAATTGACACACTTAATGGTCCAATTGCTCCCGGTACCAGCACTGCTGCTACTCCAGTTAACCTGGCTGGCCCAAAGCTGGATTTCTTCCAGATCACTTGCGCTAACACCAACGCAACTCTGCAAGGTGTAAACGGTTATGTTGGCAACGTTATTCGTGCAATCCAACAAACTTCTACAGTTGCAATGTATCAAGTTGACGGCGTTCAGATCAGCGTTGGTGTATTCCCAACAGGCGCATACACTGCTGCTACTATCTTGACTGCTGCTCAAGGTGCCAACATTGCAGGCACAAACGCAGCTTCTACCTCAACTGGTATAGGCTTCAAACTGGCTACTTCTTAATTGACTCTCTAAGTTGATTACAACCCCGGATATAAAAACCCGGGGTTTTTTGTTGGGTTAAATACCCGTAGAATGAAAATTTTATGTCGTACTTTTTTTGACTGTTCACACACTGGCACCACTGGGCGATTTAATGCAGGCAAGTTACCATACAACGACAATGTTGGCAATCCCATTGACGATCAAGATTCTTGGAATTATTCCAGAAATCAACAACGCAACTGGGAAACATTGAATCAACTGATAAGTTTACGAACACAGCCATATGATGTGCAGGTTGTGCCGTCAGACCCAGATACTTGGCAATTTGAATTTGAAGTGGAGCATGTGGATGTGTACGGAAGCGATAACAATTTGTCAGTATTATTAAATGAATGCAATGGCGTGCCAATGATTGTTGGACTAGGTGAAAAACTCACCAGATCGGCCACATTAATCACGTCAGGGCCAAATCAAAGCATTTGGTTTAAACCCATAAATAATCCACTGGAGACCGATACCAATGGTTGATACAACTGATATTGAAAAGAAGAGTTTAGAAGCGCATGTTGAATTGTGTGCCGAACGTTATAAACTGCTTGAACTCAAACTTGAATCGTTACATGCCAGCGGATCTTCTTTAAAAGAAATGATTGCTGATCTTCATGCCATGGTACAGGCCATGAGTGCAAAACGAAATGATCAATTGATTGGCTGGGGAATGGGGGCTATCGGTGCATTGTTAGCCACCATAGGCTGGTTGTTGACAACTTATGTATTTAAATGAATAAAAACAAAAAATTAGAAGCATTTGCAGCTAGAGAAATTGTCAATCTTAAAAACCAGCTGATTGAGTCTGATGGCCATGGAGGCATACTGGCATTCGGCAAGTATAAGATCACAACTGGCAACAGCAAGTCCACAGTTGAAATCCCAAATCAAGATCCACTGACATTTGGCAGCAAACGCAGCGCCATGAGTTGGTGCATAGCTGATCAGCATAATCAGCACACCCTGGCAAGAAATATACTTTTGTTAGATAACAAAAAGCATATGCTGTCAGCAGATATATACTGCCGACAAACAATAGCAGACCGTAGTAAGCATGAAGATTTTTATGAATCTGTTGTGATGAAGATTCAAAGTAAAATTGACTATGTGTTGGTATTGGAGACCGAATTAGAGAAATGTGTAAATTCGGCTAAATATATACAAATTAGAGGATTCTTAAATGAAACTGAAAGAACTGGCCGCTCAGCGTCCCACACAACAAATCGCTAAAGTATTCGAAAGTTACTTTGGTTCTAAGATCGAGTTTGATCGACTAACTCGTCGTCAGACACACCATCTACTATCACGAGTTCGTGGCCTACTTGGAGAACATCGCAGTGGGGCTGGCAGGTTTACAAGTCAACAGAATCCTGGTTATCTCAAATTGATAATGATGGAACAGGCACTGGCCACACGCATGAAAGAAGAAGCAATTCCTGTTGCACCCGTTGCTGGAGCAGCACCTGGAGCAGCACCCGGCGCCAAAGTAGAAATTAAAGATCCAAAATTGGCTGCTGCTCTTAAAAAGAGTCAAGGTGGTCAAACACTTAACCCAGAAGAACAAAAACTTGTTGCTGGCGCTGCCATGATGCAAGCAGAAAATCGCTTTGTTAGAATGAATCGTAGACTGATTGAAAGTGAAGTTCAACAAGCGCAAGTGGTATTGGCTGCACAAGACATGGTTGACAAAATGCAAGGCATGTTAGAAGACGTGTCAGAATTACAGTTTAAAGAATTGCCAGCATTGGTTGATTCAATTAAAAATCAAGTGGGTGTTGACCAAGCCACACAATTCAATGGTGATGCAAGTGCTGCATTGTCAGGATTGATGCAAAACTTACAACAGGCAAAACAACAGCTGGATCAGGCTCTTGGTGTAGTAACTGGTACAGCATCACCTGCCATGGATCCTGCCATGGGCGGCGCACCTGCTATGGATCCTGCTATGGATCCTGCTATGGATCCTGCAATGGATCCTGCAATGGATCCAGCCATGGGTGCAGAACCAGAAATGGATGCCGAACCAGTGGGTGGCGCCGGGTTAGGCCGTGCTCGCAGATAATGCGAATATTTGAAGTTGATACCTCAGTTAATTCTACACCTAGCCCGGATCAATTATTAGGGTTAGTTCAGTTTCTTGCAGGCCGTGCCAATGATACAAATGGACCTAAACAAATTAGTAAAGTCGCATTTATTAGTCTTGCTCGTGATTTAGATATTAACATTGGGCCAAACAATTTAGATGAAATTGTTGGCCAACCCCCACTCAGTGGAGTTTTGGAACCAATTGATCCAAACTCGCCAGACATTACATTTAAAGGTGAAGGACCCGAAGGCCCAACCGAAATGCCAGTGAACAAGGCTCAGGACATTGTGGCCAATGCTGCACGATCGGCCATGAGTAAAAATCGCGGAGTTTAGACAAAATGGTCAACTAAAAGTTGACCTAAGGCGTTAAATATAGTATAATGTCTATAAGGAGACTCTGATGAAAAAGTTATTAACAATCTTATTGGCCCTTCCGTTATCAGTGATAGCGCAAGATATCTATGTGGTAAATGTACAACCAAAATTTATCACAGTGCAACAACAGCAATGTCATGTGCAGGAATTCCATCGAGACAGCAGCTCTGGATCTGGAACCATTGGTGCCGTGGCCGGCGGCCTGCTGGGAAGTACCCTGGGCAGCAATCGAAATGACCAGTTGGCAGGAACTGTTATCGGAGCATTGATAGGCGGTGCCATTGGTAATGAAGTTGGTCGTGAACCAGCTAGAATAGAACAAAGACAAGTGTGTAGATACATTCCTGTACAGGTTCAACAAGGTGAAATAGTCACATTTAGCTATCGCGGGCGAGTATTTACGCAAACATTTAATCAATAAATTATCATGACACTTAAACAAAACGCATTGCTTCAAACTACAGGACTGATTGTAGGAATGATAATACTATCATTGTGTACAAATCTAATTATTACATATTTTTCAGCCGACACTCTGGTGTATGCTGGATCTGCTGCAATAATGGGATTCTTAATATACATAATATACTCAATTGTGTTAAACAGACTTGAACATGCAGAATACTTGAAAAAACTCAGCAACATTGGACGCTAAATGGAAATTGATCAATTGGTAAAAACCCACAATGTTGTGTTGTTTATGAAAGGCACAGCACAGTTTCCCATGTGTGGATTTTCTGGACGTGCCATACAGCTTCTTAAAGAATGTGGAATAAAATCTCCCTATACTGTAAATGTATTAGAAGATAATAACATTAGACAGCAAATAAAAGAATACAGCCATTGGCCAACTATTCCCCAATTGTATGTCAAAGGAGAATTTATCGGAGGGTCAGACATCATGACAGAAATGTATGAGCAAGGCGAATTACAACAATTATTAAAGGATTAATATGGCATATTCAGAAAAAGTAGTGGATCACTACGAGAATCCACGCAACGTGGGCAAGTTTGAAATAGATGATACAATAGGCACTGGGATGGTAGGTGCTCCTGCCTGCGGTGATGTTATGAAACTCCAGATTAAAGTAATAGACGGTATAATTACTGATGCTCGCTTTAAAACATATGGATGTGGCAGTGCTATTGCCTCGAGTAGTCTTGTTACCGAGTGGGTCAAAGGACGAACGCTTGACCAAGCCGCAGCTCTTAGAAATTCAGAAATAGCAGAAGAACTTGCCTTGCCTCCTGTCAAAATCCATTGTTCAATACTTGCTGAAGATGCCATCAAAGCCGCGGTAGAAGATTACCGGAAAAAGCATGATATCGTTCACTGACACGGCAAAAAATAAAATACAAAAACTTGTTACTGCCAAAAACTATGCTGGTATCCGTCTTGGGGTAAAAACTACTGGATGTTCGGGACTTGCTTATGTATTGGAATATGTACAAGAGTATGCCGCCGAATCAGGGGTTATTAATTATGCTCAGCCCGGCTTTGTTGTTCTGGTTGGCCAGAAAGAAGAAGTTTATCTCAAAAACATGACAGTGGATTATGTAAGGCAAGGTCTTAATGAAGGGTTTGAATTCCGCAATCCCAATGAACGTGACCGATGTGGTTGTGGTGAAAGTTTTAGAGTATAATTCTTGAAAGAAAATATTGTATAACCCTAAATTTGAATATAAACTGATTCCTCGTGTGACCATAGACGGCAAGCGATTTTATGAAACGCCAGATGGTAACAAACTGCCCAGTGTGACCACTATCCTTGACAAGACCAAATCGCAAGAAAAAATACAAGCACTGAACAATTGGCGAAAACGTGTGGGTGTGGAAAAAGCTCAGGAAATTACCACCGAAGCTGCAAATCGCGGCACACGCATGCACACATACCTTGAGCAATACGTTAAAGATGGAATGATTAAGGAACGTGGATCTAATCCATTTAGTTGGCCCAGCCACGCCATGGCACAGGTGGTAATTGACCAGGGATTGAGGAATGTCAATGAATTTTGGGGTATAGAAGTTCCGTTGTACTTTCCCGGAATATATGCCGGTACTACCGACGGTGCCGGCATGCACTTGAACCAGGAAGCTATATTAGATTACAAACAAACCAATCGGCCTAAAAAACGTGAATGGATTGATGATTACTTTGTACAACTGTGTGCATACGCCGAAGCCCATAACGAAGTGTACGGCACAAAAATACGCAAAGGTGTTATTTTAATGTGTGTCAAACCAGAAATTGACCATAACAATTCAATTATTAAACCCCCAGAATATCAAGAATTTGTGCTTGAAGGGGATGAGTATGACAAATATCGTGACCAATGGTGGCGCAAGGTTGAACAGTATTATTTGCTAAATATCTAATACACTGAGGATTCATCGTGGCCATTTTACAAATATCTAGAATAACACAACGAAAAGGTCTAGCACAAGATCTACCTGAACCATTGGCCGGCGCTGAATTAGGATGGGCCATTGACGATCGTCGACTGTACATTGGCAATGGCACCGTGGAGGATGGTGCCCCTGTGGTAGGGAACACTGAAGTATTGACAGAATTTTCAGACCTGTTGAGTTATACCACTGGGTACACATACGCCGGTGATGCTGCTGGATACACGGTACAAACTGGACCCACAACAGGTTCTCCCATAACGCAGAGCTTGCAAAACAGATTAGACAGCCTGGCCATAGTCACAGACTTTGGCGCAACTGGCGACGGAGTTACAGATGATACCAATGCTATCAATCGTGCTCTTTATCAGTTGTATTGTCGCCAAACAAATACACAAATTCGACGCAGTTTGATGTTTCCAGCCGGTACATATTTGATCACCGACACACTGCTGGTTCCACCATTTGCTGAACTGTATGGAGAAGGGGCTGACTCCAGCATTATTTTATTTCAAGTTAGCAGTTGGGTTACACTGACTGCATACTCGGCAGATGTCATGGTGTTTTATGCTGCCAATGGCAACTATTATCGTGCGGTAATTGATGTTCCGCCCAGCCTGTCAGGCACAGAAATTTTGCCCACAAACACCACTTATTGGACAGCTGAGGCCTTGCCGTCCTATGTGGTACAGACTGTGGATAGTTTGCAACAGACTGGAAATAATATTGGAACCAATGGCGCCACTGCTCCAATCAATATCAATCTGCGTGACATAAGTTTTCAGACTGCTAATTCAGGAAATGATTCAGCCATCAGTCATAATATCATGCTGATTGATCGTGCTCAGCAATTGTCAGTGGACAATGTGGTAATGCAAGGGCCATTTACCACAGCCAATGGCGATACCAGTCCAGAACAGTTATCGTGTGTGTCATTTGATTCCAGCGCAAGCCTGCCATGCAAACAAATTAATTTCAATACCTGTGTGTTTGCCGGTGCCACCTATGGTGTTAAAACTGATAAAGATGTAACTGGTGCCACCATCCGAGGTAGCTACTTTGACACATTGTACCAGGGAGTGCTATTAGAAAGTGATACTATCAGCAGCCCTAACACCAGCCCAACTGGTATACGCATGGTTGAAAACATTTTTGATAATATATATCATGAGGCAATTGTGATATCCGGTCCAAGTCTCAATGCCAGTGCCTACAATATTTTTTATGATGTGGGTAACCTGTTCCTGGGAGTAATAACCACACCAGTCATTGACATTGATGCTGATAACAATGTCAGTATTGGTGACATGTTTGAACGCACAACTTCTCAGGCAGCAACCCAACCTAGAATTGCATTGAACAATACTGGTAGCATTGTGTTGGGTATGAACATTCAAGGTATCAGTTACACCATTGACGGGACAGCCAATTCTACTATTGCCAATCAATTGCAACTGGGCGAATACAGCCGTACCACAGGGGTAACCAGTCAACTTACCGATAACAGTTCGGGTACGTTAGTTGTAGTCAATACTGATCTGGTCAATGCCATTCGAGCATTCAAAGTAGACTACACTATCACTCGCAGCAGTACCTATCGAACTGGCACAATAACCGTGGTATCCGGCACGGCCTTTACATATACAGATGACTATTCAGAAAATGCCAGCACTGGGGTTACATTGACAGTT